TCTGCTATTTTTGCAGCCAAATACCCCGGTGTACTGGGTGATGCCATCGAAATTCACATGGCAGACTCCAACACATTTGGTACATGGGCTTACCAGAATGAATTTGACGGCACCCCCGGTACTTCCGATTGGTGTGTTGATAAAGGCGCACCCAATGCAGAAGACGAAATGCACGTTGTCATTACAGACAAAACGGGCGCTTTCACTGGTGTTCCCGGTGCGATCATGGAACGTTTTGGTTTTGTTTCAAAGAACAAAGACAACAAAACACTTGACGGTGAACCCAATTTCTACGGAAACGTTATCAATAAGCAATCCAGCTTTATTTGGTTCATGGGCGCACCCGCTACAGCATCTTACACACCACAGGGTGCCGTGACAGCTATTGCCGTTACAGCCGGTGGTTCTGGTTACACAAGCGCGCCTACTGTTGCAATTACAGGTGATGGCTCGAATGCTACAGCTACAGCCATTCTGGCTGCTACTGGTGAAGTTGAGGCTATTACCGTTACCGATGGTGGCTCTGCCTACTCAGTTGGTGATGCTATTGCAATTACAGGTGATGGTACTGGTGCTACAGCCCAAGTTTCTGGCGAAACAGGTGGTGTCATTGACACGATCACTGTTACAGCTGGTGGTTCTGGCTACACAAGTGCAGGCGTTGATGCGTCCGCTACAGGTGGTGGTGATGCTACAGGAACAGCGACCGTATCATTTGCCGTTGCTACCGTGACCGTTGATGTGCAAGGCGAAAGCTACACAAGCGCAGTTGTTGGTTTCACAGGCGATGGAACAGGTGCTACAGCCGATTCAACATTGTCAACAGTTGGTGATGAGTGGGCAACCGCCGTTGTTGTTGGTACAACATACAAAACTATCGGTTCTGACCTTGTTTATAGTATTTCCGGCGGCAACGATGGTTCATTGGTAACAAGCAACGAACTTATTGTTGGTTGGAACATGTTTGCCAATGCTGAAGTTGTCGACGTTTCATTGCTGTTCGTTGGTGATGCCGGTGGTGGTGGTTCAAGTGGTGAAGTTATTCGTCACGTTATCGACAATATTTGTGAAACCCGCAAAGATGTTGTTGTGTTCTTCAGCCCCGATAAGGCTGATGTCTTTAACCAGACACCCGAGCAAGCCACTGAAAATGCGATTGCTTTCCGCAACACCAAAATCAATCGCCCGTCTTCGTATGCGGTAATGGATTCTGGCTGGAAATACCAGTATGACGTTTACAACGATACACACCGTTGGGTTCCACTGAATGGTGACATCGCCGGTCTAGCAGCTCGCACAGACGATATCGCTGACCCATGGTACTCGCCAGCTGGTTACACACGCGGACAGATCAAAAACGTTAGCAGCTTGGCTCTTAACCCCAGCCAAACAAACCGCGACAAGTTGTACCAGAACGGTATTAACCCTGTTGTTTCGTTTGCCGGTGAAGGTGTGGTGCTGTACGGAGATCGTACACAGCAATTGAAATCCGCCGCGTTTAGTAAGATCAACATTCGTCGACTGTTCATTGTTTTGGAGAAATCCATCGCGATTGCAGCCAAGTATCAGTTGTTCGAGTTTAACGATGAGTTCACACGAAGCCGGTTCCGTAACACAGTTGAGCCATTTTTGCAACAAGTTAAAAGCCGCCGTGGTATTTCGGACTTTAAGGTTGTTTGTGATGCCACAAATAACCCAGCCGAAGTTATCGACCGCTCGGAGTTTGTGGCTGATATTTACATTAAGCCAGCTTACAGTGTCAACTATATCAAACTCAACTTCGTTGCTGTACGAACGGGTGTTGATTTCGAGGAAGTTGCAGGCTTTTAACCAACACGGGGGCGTAAAAACCCCCGTCATAATAATTAATAAAAAGATATTAGGAGAATAAAAAATGCCCTATGAAATTGGTATAGACGATTTTATTGCACGGTTTGAGGGTGGTGGAGCGCGCCCCAATTTATACATGGTTCGCTTCAACTTCCCCGGTGGCGTTGAGTCTGGCGAGCAAACACAAAAAACATATTTGTGTAAAGCTGCTTCGTTACCAGAAAGCACAATTGGTACAGTTATGGTTCCATTCATGGGACGTAGTGTCAAAGTTTCTGGCGACAAAGAATTCGCAGATTGGACGGTCACGATGTTGGCTGATACCGATATGGACGGTCGCAAGTCGTTTGAGAAGTGGATGGACTTCATGAATGGTCACGTCTCAAACACGGGTGTTGCTAATCCGCGTGATTACTATCAAAACCTGTCCGTTGACATGCTTGATCGTAATGGTGAAGTTATTTTCACCACGGAACTCAAGTTGTGCTTCCCAACTAATGTTGGTGAGCTTTCACTTGGATACGACAACAACGATGCAATTGCCGAGTACACAGTTACGTTTGCTGTGAACTACTGGACTAGCGATGGTACAGCTTAATAAAATTGTATAAATAAGTGAAAGGGGTGCCCATGTGGTGCCCCGATCATTTTTAAGGTTTAACACATGCAATTATTTGGTATTGAAATAAAACGAAGCAAAGATGCCGCCCCTTCTGGTGAAACCTTTGCCCTCCCCAAACATGACGATGGTGCAATCGAAATTGAACACTCCGAAGCGGGTGTGGATTTTGCCGGGTCAGTGGGTCACGGGTTCGACATTGATAATGTCCCCGCCGACGAATATGAACTAATTTCAACATATCGCAGCTTAGCCCTTCAACTTGAAGTCGACGAAGCAATTCAAGAAATTGTCAATGAAGCAATTATCACCGATGAAATGAAGCAGTCGGTGGCGATTATCCTCGATGAAGTTGAAATCAGCGATTCCATAAAAAACAAAATACGCGACGAATTCGAATATCTGTTGAAACTGTTAAAGTTTAAGACAGACGGATATGGTGTGTTCCGCAAATGGTATATTGATGGGAAACTACTGTACCATAAGGTAGTCGATAAGTCGACTGCAAAAAAAGGTATTGTTGAACTTATTCAACTCGACCCACTCAACATGAAGTTGGTGCGCGAGTTCAAGAAAAAGCGCGATAAGATGATTGATCTCTATGATCTGTCAAACATCGACGAATACTTCATCTACAGCGAAAGCCACTTTACGGGTGGAAAATCTGACCGCATTAACCAGTCACAGGGTTTGCGGATCAACAAAGACGCCATCGTTTATGTACCGTCCGGGCTGATGTCCGCCGATGGGAAGATGGTGCTCTCGAACCTGTACAAGTCGATCAAGCCCTATAACAACCTGAAGATAATGGAAGATAGCGTGGTTATCTACCGCGTCACGCGCGCCCCAGAGCGCCGTATCTTCTATGTTGACGTTGGTAACTTGCCTAAGGGTAAAGCCGACCAATACCTTAAAGACACCATGAACCGATTTAAAAATAAAATCGTTTATGACGTGACAAAGGGAACCATCACCAACCGTAAGAAATTCCAAAGCATGATGGAAGATTACTGGTTGCCGCGCCGTGAAGGTGGAAAAGGAACCGAGGTGACAACATTACCCGGTGGACAGAACCTTTCTGAGCTTGATGACGTTCTCTACTTCCAACAGAAATTATACAAGTCGCTCAATGTGCCCCTGTCCCGTTTTCAGCAAGATGGTGCAGCCTTTAATATCGGTCGATCAACTGAGATCACCCGAGACGAAATTAAATTCAGCAAGTTCATTAGCCGTATGCGAAACAAGTTTTCGATGTTGTTTAGTGACTTACTGAAGACCCAACTTATCCTGAAAAACATCATCACCCCCGATGACTGGGAAGATTGGAAGGATCAAATTTCATATGACTTCCTCGAAGATAACTATTTTCAGGAATTAAAAGATTCTGAGATTTTGAAAGATCGTCTCGAAACTCTTCAGCAACTTCAGACAGCCGAGATCATTGGTAAGTATTACAGCCATGACACCGTGCGGCGTGAGGTTCTTAAAATGACTGAAGATGAGATCAAAGACGAAGACGACAAAATCAAGAACGAAGAAAAAGACCCTCGTTGGGCTGAAGATTTTGGTGAAGATTCAGAGGATGAACCCGCCGAACCACAACCCCAGCCGGTGACCATCGTTGAACCCGACGATCAAGAAAAAGCAAAACCTATAAATAAAGAAAAGAAACCTAACCCTGCACCGAAAGGAAATGAACAATGACAGACGAAACTAGCGTAACGGCACTTGTTGTAGAGCAAAAGCCTGAAGATTTTAAAACCGCCATTACCGGTGAACTCAATGACCGCCTGCGTGGTGCCATTGCCGATGCCCGTGGTTCTATGGAAGAGGCGACCTTGCCCAATGGTGGCGGTGGTAAAGATACCGGTCACAAGCAAACCGATGAAAAGAAAACCGGCGGTAAAAAGGCGACCTTGCCCAATGGTGGCGGTGGTAA